GGCTTATCTTCGCTCACTGCTCCAGTGACAAGATTACTACAGGTGGCTTTCGAGCCAGCTACTGCGTAAACGGACAACACAGTCTTATACAAGATCTCTTCCCATTTTCTGGTACGAAGAGGGTCACCTCCGTGACTATATCCCGCAAATTTCAATTGCTGAGACATGGCATTGTAATGCGCTTGTATATTATGTCGAACCACGTAATTAGCATCCCTCATCTGTTCTTCTTGCAGAAGGAGAATTTCATCAAGTCTTTTTTGAAACAAGAGTGAGACTATAGCTCTACCATAGAACCTTTCGGCTTCTAGCTCAAAATCGACATCCGTGTCATCATATTGGCCACCATAAACAGAGTTTTGTCTCTTCATGTGGTTTTGTGACATCTCATCATGGTAGATTCGATCGAATCTCCATGCAGCATACCTTTCGGCTTTACGGATTGAAAGACTATTACGTTTATCTAGATTCATAATCAAGACTGTAAGAGTACGTAGGTCTTGTGGACTGACTTCTCCTTTCGGACAAAGTCCAGGACCACCAAGGTATTCAGGGGTTATCCAAGGTATATTAGGTCTTGTACCTAATATTTCACGATTGTTTTCAATAAACAACTTACTAACCTCCTCCCAAACATCACTTGGGCATGACCTTTTAAGTTCCCTGTGTAAGGTACCCAATTCTTCATACTTGTGTTTTTCACCAGGTCCTGAAGAACTTCTAGTAAAACCTTTAACGATTCCCAAATTGACATATTTCCTCTCGCGAAAACTCTCATCAACATAATCATATGTTACGGAATTAATCACGACGATCGGCCTATGTGGTAACGAAGGTAAAGTTTTACCGGGCGATGAACTAAGCCCTCCAAATCTAGTCACAGTTTCCCAATTTTCTCTTAAAAATTGTCTACGACCAAACATGGTGCAGTCATCTCCATTCACAAGGAGAGGCACCCTTCTATCTCTAGATTCACAGTTCACGGAATACTGAATTCCATCGGAGACTTCTAGAGCCCACCTACACATTGCAGCATTGGCTATGCATAAGATAGGAAAGGATGTAACGGAACCCATTAATTGACCATCCATTTGTGGCAATATAGATCCATCCTCCATGACAAATTTATGTCCTGTGAGACTCCTTTTAAGGAGCTCATAATCAATGAGGCGACCATCATTCTCTGATGTCACATTCTCATTGAGAACTTCACAAAGTTCGTGAGCTATAGTCTCTGTAACCCAACCTCGTAGGTTGTCTGTTGATGCTTGATAATCACCATTGATAATAATATCTTCGTCAAGGATCATTCTTCCGAATGTCTTGTTGATAATCTCCTCAGTTACTGGAGTACCAATCAAACCGAATGTCGGTATCTTTCTTAACGTTGAATGCATGAACTTCTGCAAAGGGCTGAAATAAGTATACAGCTTTGGAGGTCCTTTCGAGATAACTCGAACCTTGAGTGCTTCACTCAAACCTACTGGTTCAACCAGAGGTTCCTCACTTTGAAGAGACAGTTCAATTTGATCCATTGTCTCCTTCCATGCAGCCCGTAGGCCTGTATCATCATAAATGATTGATTCGATATCAGGTAAAATTGGAAGACAATCTTCCAAAATACTCTTGAATGACTCATGCTGATCAGCATACTCAAGAACATATGACCCAGGAATGAGAACCTTCTCAATTCTTAACTGTGGATCAAAGCTCACGTTAGCAACGTTCGAGTCTTCAAGTAAAGGTATGATATCCGTTTTTATATCGCCAACTGCACCTCCCTTAGATCTTGTTCTATTGTAATTGCCCGATGTTGATGGCAATGAGGGTGTATAGTGCTTTTTGTTGGTGTAGACACTCTTTCTAAAGATGTCACGGACCATCCTCCTGAGGATTGCACACATAGTTTTCTTACTCAACTCTACTTCTCCTTTAGGACCGACCAGAACAGTGTCTGGTTCGTTGGGACGAGGTTCGGTAGTTAGAAACTTCGCAGTTTCATACTCCTTCTCATGCACCATGGCCTCAGTAGGTCTAGGCATCCCTTTCTTCGCCTGGTTAATAGTCAGAATAAATGACGCAAACTTTTTAGGATTATACGTCTTAAACTGATATTGCCATTTGAAAATCAGGCTACCGAAAATACAGTTAGGCTTAAGGCTTTCTGCACCTTTAAGCATTGGAACTAAATCTGTATTTTCCGTTTCGAAATAGGCATAATAATTCAAAGTAACATACTTGAATAATGCCATCCACTTGGTGGAACCTATCGCTTCTAAAATCAAGCAATATCGCACAAAAGTTGTGTTCAGGATTGCCCAGTACTTTCTGGTGTATGCCTTCTTCTTACAACTTTGGCTGGAGGGTCTCTCTAAACCATAAATATGGAAAACTTCTATTAGAGTTTGGAGCCCTTCTCGTACCGTATCAATCGTTTCTTCATGAATATCTATTAAACTTTTAATAAATTCTGTTTCAAGGAAACCTGATCGGGATCTTTCGTCGGCTATATCCAAAACCGATGAGACTTCTGTAGTAATCTCAGTCAAATCTGATGATCTGGACAGTTTTCTGGTGGGTAAATCCATTAG